ATCCATGCAAAAAGTTGCACGAAGTTGTTTTTCCTGATTGCTTTGCACCGGCAAATGCCAATATTCTAGTTCCCGACTCGTCGCTCATTCTTTTTCCTTTGTAAATGGTAAATAGGGGAAAATTTCTTGTTCGATATCTTGACCTGTCATCTGCCCCAAGTCGCGTTGCTTCGTTGGAACATTATTGGCCTCGAACCAATCGTCCAAATCCGGCCTAATGTAATTAAATCTTCTTCCGCATTTTTTAATTATTGATTCAGCGGCCTTCTTTCCCGCTTCGTCATAATCTGTTAGTATAACAATGTTCAACGCTCCTGACGACTCTAGTAGTATTAATTGGTCTTCGCTTAGTGCTGTGCCAAATATTCCTACTGTCATGTTTAGACCGGATTCAAATGCTCGCCAAACATCGCCCTGACCCTCTACCAGAATAACCGTTCTTGTTTCAAGTATGTTATCTTTGGCGTGATTTAGTCCGTAAAGTATGTTTTTGTTAAAACCTTTGCTATGCAACCATTTAGGCTGTAGATGCTCTTTGATCGCTCTACCAACACATCCTACATAGTTGTTAGATTCGTCATACAGAGGAACCACGGCCCTTCCTGACATGGGCTGATTTTCAACGGTACATTCGCCAACATCAAAAATTTCCAATACTTCATGGTTATAATTCCTTCCCAAAAAATATTCCGAAGGAATCTTTAGCTTGTTTCTAATTGACGACCTTGAAAACTGGGACTCTTTTCTCACGATTTCTCTGTTGAATACATCTATTGACCTAAACGATCTATCAATAGATTTAGACTCTATATCTTCTATATCAGTATCTAAAAACCAGCAAATAAAATTTGCAGCCTCCGTCATGGATATATCTTTTTTTCTATGCTGTGCCAAGCAACCGCGAACAAAGCCAAAAAGATTTCCGATATGCTCTTCTTCACAATGATTTGTCCAGCAGGACCAATTTCCTGCATTAGATTGACCGTCAGTGAATATGCAGCAGCCCTCTGGATTATCTCCACCATGAATCGGGCAGGCGAAGGCTAGTCTGTTGGGAAACTCTAGCCACTCTACGCCAAAATATTCTAGTAGCTGTTTCGACTTAGGAAGCAGTGCGTCACAGAGTGACGATATCTTCTTCTTCGTCAAACTCTTCGGTTTCAAATCCTTGCTCTCTTGATCGCGAACTGTCATGAATTTCGTTCCTAGTTAACCCTTGTTGGATTCTTCCAAATTTACCAAACATTTTTATACTAATGTAGTCACCGTCGTCCAAGCCTTCGCCATGCCTAGCAACGACCGGAACAATCTTCCTATCTCCGTTCTCAGGCCCATCTTCTGCCTTTTCCTCATCTGACTTTAGCTTGAAGATCGAGAAGCTGGTACAGAGCCACACAAGCCTGTCAGAGCCGGAAACAACGTCCGTTGTCTCTTTTGTAATACCGTCACGGTTCAACTGAACAAACGCTAGACATGCAACGTCATACTTTACAACAAAGTTGTGCAACTTGGTAATTTGAAAACCAAGCACTTGATACTCTTGCATAGATGCGTTAATGCCCTCGCTACCCATTAATTTTAGATAGTCGTACACAATAACACAATCGTTTGTTCTGCCAGATTCGTCAAATCCTACATGTTGGTAAATCCATTTTCTCATCTGAGAAATAATGTTCTCAAAAGATTCGCCAGCAATACTGATATAGTGGTATGGAATTTCTTGAAGTTTTTTTGCTGCGTTATGAACTTTTTCTTTTTCGATTTCACTTTCTGTAAAACGGCCTGTGGATATTCTGTTAATCTCTACCCCAGACTCATCAGCCAACATTCTATTGTAGTGATCTTCTTTTGACATTTCTGTGTCTAAAACAAGAACCGGAACACCTATATTTGACGCTACGTGCTTTGCAACAGCGTCACCAAGCATAGACTTACCAACTTTTGGCCTAGCTGCAACAAGGTCAACACACTTTCTTCTCAGCCCACCGCCGATTGCAGCATCTAAGGCGGGAAGACCTGTAGGAATCCCCACGAAGTCAGAAACATTTTCAGACAAGAACTCTAAGTAGTCATCTAAGCCATCCCCCAACAATTCAGTTTTCTTGCTGGAAGACTGATAAATATCACCAGTCGCATCTAGAAGAGGCTCTTCGATCTTGGCGACGATATTCATAATATCTTCGTCGCCAGTAACGTTGCCTAGTTCTTTTTGACAAGCCTTTAAAGTTTGCGATAAGTCTCTAGCTAGTTTTAACTTCGCTATTTTTGCAGCGTATACCCCTACGTTCTGTTTAGTTATAGGAAAGTTAAACAGTGAACGCATGAAGGATATTTCATCCTTGGAGTTCATCTGTTCTGATACGCCTAGGTCGTTACCAGCCGACAGTATCGAGGATAGCTCGACCTGAGTATTTTCGGAAATAGACTTATAAATGCAGTCAAACAAAAGCTGATTCATAGGATCTGTAAAAGACCGAGAATCTACAAAGTCTACCTCAAGATAAGCGTCCAAACCGTACTGACACAATGCTGCTAGTACGGCTCTTTCTGCTGCCAAATCGCTTAGTTTCAAACTGCTCATAAATTATCTTCTTAGGCAGGAGTCGCAGGTGAAAAAATCTCTAGCGAATGATGGATTAACAAGAACGGACTTGGTACATCTTTGGCAAGTTTGTTCTACTTTTTTAAAGGATGGCCTTCGTCTTTCGGTTAGCTCAATTTCTGGAGTCTTGTTATTTTTATCCTTATGTTCACCCGTGTCTTGGTAAAGGTTTTCTCTTTGTCTTACTTCTAACGGTTTAGGATTTTTAGTCTCAGCGTTCATACGAAACTCTCCACCGGAAACCGGATCACGGGGAACTTCTTTCTCTCTATTCGACACTTGGTTCGTTTCCGCTACTGTAACTGGAACCTGATCCAGCAAATCCATAGCCAAATCTAGAAGGTCAACATCTCCCGACTCTTTGGCCTTGTCGATAAGTCGTCTTACCTTTTCTTTTATGTCGCTCATTATTTTCTCCTAGCCATATTATTTAGTGTGTCTGCCATTTTAATCATTCTTTCCTGCTTACCGTCTACCGACGAAACCCTAGCATGTGCATGGTTCTTTACTTTAAGTATCTTTGTGGCTAGTGGATTTTCTTTTATAGCAGAGTAATATTTCTTTTCCCATTTAGTAAACCCGTCACCGTATTGGTCTAATGTACTACCTATTATAAACCAAATAGCACCATCTGCCCAATCTAAAACGATTTTTTCTTTGGCTTTTATTCCGGCCAAGTATTCTGAATACGCATAGAGCCTAAAAGCGTTGATATAGCACGTTTCCTGACTCCATGACTGCATTTCTTCAAAATCTGCATTGATTACCAGTTCTATCTCTTTAGGTGGTTCTACTTTAGCAAGGTATTTGGAGCTAATCCATTCTTCTATGTTTTTGACAAACTTTTCTAGCTGGTCCGGTGTGTCACTCATAAGTAGCTCTTTTGTTAAATGTCGTTTCGTATAACTCTATGTCTTCTTTTAAAAATTCTTCTATTTTTTTAGTCAGTTTTTCGTTGTGCCAGATTTTCTCTACTGGTAGATGCTCTACGGTGGATTTTTCACGCCATCGCGTATTTGAGACGGGTAGGGGAGAATTAACGTCTACGTCAAACAAATTCATAACTTTCTTGAAGTCATTTTCCAAATTAGAATAGTCACCAATGAATGAAACTATTTTGTTTTGGTTATTTTTTAACCAAAACGACTGAGTGCTTTCTGACTTGCCTGATGTTGTAATTTCTACAAACCTCTTCCAAGCGGCTTCTGGGTCTGCTTGAAAAAGACCTTCGCCATAATTCCTTTTTGTGTTTCGCTCTTTTTTGTCTCTTCTGTGCCAAAAAAAAGATTCAAACCACTTATAAGGATCACGCATAAAACCGAAATGCCAAGTATCCAAATGTCTAGTTCTTGGTCCTTCTCTAAGGACGTTTTTTATAGTTTCTGGGTGAATATGTGGAGGGAATAAGGCACGGTAACGCTCGTATCCAGCCGCCCTTCTAACGCCCTTTTTTCCAATCCAGAAAAGATCATCTGGAAAAGTGTGCGTCAACCAATTAGTTATAGAACTTCCTCCGGTTTTAGGCACATGATGAAAAACAAAACCTTTCGTTTTATGAACTAACGCTACCACCTTAACTTTTTCCTCCATTGCTGGTCTGTTTCGTCGAAATTAAGCTCTACCAAATTTAAATCATTTAGCTTAAACCATTCTCTCTTTGTTCTGTCTCTTCCTTGGGCACGATAAAAATCCATCTTACTTTTGTAGTGAAAATTATTGTACTGAAAATGCTGTTCGCCATGAACTTCTACAAACATTTCCCTGTTTGGTACAAATATGTCGCATCTAAGTTTGTTGTTTTTATTCGTTGAAGATCCGGGCAGAGAAACCTCTTCCAAGATCACGTCGAATGGAAACAGTTCTTTAATAATGCCCACTGCCCGCTTGTGCAGCTTTGACCTCTTTCCTTTACCGCCCTTCGGTTTCCAGTTGTAATCTTTTCCGTCAAGACCTACAACTTTCATTCTAATCCTTGTGCGGTCATTTTGTTTAAGAGGTTCATAAAATCGGGGTTTTCTGCCATAAAATTATATAGCTTTATCTGTCCTTGGAACTTGAAACCCTTGGTTGACAGTAGTTCTTCTTCATTATCAACATCAATGTCAGGTCTTGCATTTTTTAAGATTTTTTTAAACTCTTTCGAGCAGCCGTCGGACCCAAAAGTAACAAAATCACAAGTACACCATGCTCCACTCTTAGAAACAAGACCAAGATCCATTGCGATTTGGATGTTTTCCTGAACCTTGTCAATTCCTTTTCCGTATCTTATATAACTCTGAACCTGACCGCCCGGAGGTCCGCAGGATGAGCAGATTATCTTCCAGTTTACGATCTGGCCGATTCTTGTACCATTCTCGTCAACCCAACCCTTGATTGCTGGACGGTCCATTCCGCTACCGGCTATTTCCATTCTTGTGTCTGCCTGATACTGAATTTTATTACCGCCGTCAGACATTTTAGCTTTACCAAACCCACCAGTGTTAGCAATATAGTGAGTGATGGCTATTACCAACCCTCTCTGTTTGGGGAGAAGTTGCCCAATCTTTTTAGTGAATATTGATAAAATCTTAGGTAGACCTGCACGTCCCGGACTAAAGTCTCCTTCTATTTCTTTTTGAGGAAGCA